TGCTTCCACACCTTGCGGGAAGAATCAAGTATCGACCTACCATAAGGTAAAAATCTATCGTCACCTAAAATACGCATATGAGAAACTTGATAGTTTTCAAAAACTGTATTACCTTGTGCAGTCCACTTAAACCTTAAACTATTAGGATCGTTATTGTAACCTTCCTCTCTTTCAATCTCACCTACCGGCATCGCGATGGCACCTAACACACCTTCCTTATCCACAATATCTAATAGATTAAACATATCTCCATACTTGCACATATTGCGAATCCAAGTCCACAGATGAAAATCCAAATCCAATCGTTGATAAAGTAACTCTTCTAACTCATGTATAATTTTACTGTCATCTGAAACAATTTGCATTATCTTTCCATCTTCGGCATAAGTCATAGAGTCATCAGCATAAATGTCTAGTGCTCTAGTAATCTCTGGATAATGATCCATCTCTTCATAATCTTTTACTCTTTCTAATCTTTCTACACCGCCGACTAACGATTGCTGATACAAAGCAGAGGATGCTCTTTGGAAAGTATCAAAGGCCATCTTCTGGGCACGAATACCAGGTCTTTCTGATGGAACCTTAAATTTTGCCGAACCACCTGTTAGTATTTTTTTTAGTAAATCAAATCTATCCGCCATAACTTATTCCTTTATTTAGCTTGTGTAGCATAAAATAAAACCAAACCTAAAACAACAGGCACCAACCCAGCAATACCACCCCACACACCAGCCTTAACCTTAAGAGTAGCTATATCTATCTGTATTTGCGTAAGCTTACTTTCTATGTTAGAGAATTTGCCATCATGTTCATCTAATTTATCCATTACCAATTTTTGATATTGATTCCAGCCATTCATATCTGCCATAATTAGCTCATCATCCATCGTAAATCTTCGCGGCGGCCATTGCCAGTGTCGAAGGTGAATTGTTCTTCTTTCTTTTGCTCATCTGTCTTATAAATACCAAACTCATAAGGCGTAGATGAAAAAGTCATGCCACTTAATAATTGTTTAGTCATTTCATCATTATGACTATTAAACTTCAACGTAGTTGCTCTTACATACATACCAATAGCTAAAGACATAACAAGATCATCATTATAACTAGACATAGCTTCTGGTTTACCATTATGAAACACAAATGTTTCTAATTCATTCTGTGTTCGTTTTGAGTGTAAAATAAAATCATGCGTTCTTAAATCTTCTTCCAGCCGCGCAACGCATACGGGGCGGCTTTTCATACTCATCGTAAAACCTGGTACTGCATTTGGTGGGACATTATAGGGGTCATAATGTAGTTGATTAGAATTACTTTCATGAATGCGAGTTAAATCCTTTATTGTCCAATACATATTTTTATATTCCATCTCTATTAGTTTCATTACTACATGATGGCCCATAGAGGCATTTTCAACAATCACATATGCATTATTATATTGAATGGCAGTATTATGAACAAGATGTGCATACACATCAGTATTTACTTTTCCTTTGTACTCCGCCACCTGTTCATAACTTTCAATATCAATAATGTGAAACGCAGAAAAATCATCGCCATCGCCACGAGCAACGTCTGCTGATAAAATATATTTCTTTGTATAGTCAGGATACTTCCATATCCATAAGTTTTTATCCATCCAAGTTTTTTCTTCTGGATCTCTCATAAAAGGTCTAAAACCGCCATCTGATTCTTCCTCTTCATTGGGATGTTCTTCATACCAACTTAATGCTTTTAAACTAACCACATTATTACCCGATTGGAGAAAGTCACAATCATGTTCTTGAGCAAAAGCTTGTTCACCTATTTTCTTTTTTTCGTCACGGCCCCATTCTTCATCTCTCTCTGGATGCAAATTCCAAGGCAATGCTATAGGATTAAAAGAAATATTTTTTGTTCCTACTCTTTCACTAACACCAGCTTCGGCTTCAATATAAGATTTATGAAACCAGTTACCAATACCATTTGGTGAAGATATAACAATACAATCGCCACCCGTAGCTAACGTAGGTTGAGCAGCAGTCCAAATATTATCCATAGATTTAATAAACGCAGCTTCATCAATAATCAATAAACTCAATGCTTCTGAACGAGCAGCATCTCTAGCATTAGATCCAGTGGCCCCGGCTTTTATTTTGGAACCATTTGCTAACTCTATACTCTGGCGATTATCAATAGTCACTTCTGATCTAAGCCATGAGGGCACTCCATCTAAAAAAACTCTCACCTTATCTACTAAATTTGTCGCTGTATCTCTTTTCGTAGCTAAAATATATATTTCTTTATTCTTAAAAAAATTGGCCATCCAGGCCCCATAAGCGGCACATAAAGTAGACAGACCTAATTGGCGTGCCTTTAAAATAATGTTATAGGATTTATCCAAAAAACTTTCCAACGCGTCTTCTTGGAAGTCCCAAAGATCAAATGATAAAAGACCTTTAGTGGGATGACGTATTTTACCATATTTCTTAATAAAATATATCGGATCTTTCCTACACTTTACATATTCTTCTGCTTGATCTTTATCCATTTACTTTCTCAATATTGATGTAGAAACAAGCCAGGTAAAATACCCACCTTATAATCTTGTTTTTGCCACCAACCATTAATGGCCATTTGTTCTTCAAAATCGGGACTTCTTGAGTTGGCCGGATTCTTCATTACTGTAAAATCTCTCAATGCAGCTACTTCTAAAAACCATTCTTTTTTACATAAAAAAGGATTATTTGACCAATTAGCATATTGACAAGACATTCTCCACAGAATGTCTTCATCTTTTTTATCTATCTCTTCACAAATATCAGAGTTTTTATAACCAAAATTTTGTTCTACTGCAAAACCTATCCACCAATTTTTTTCTTCACACCCTTTTCTACCTTCTGTATCTTCCCATCCCTTAGCTTCATTAGAAGTAGTAATATAATTTTTTATTTGACGATATTTTATAATATCTATTTTGCCGTTTTTAATATTTCTTAAACCTAACTCTAACTGCTTATAAATATCTTTTTTATCGGCTTGTAATTCAAAATCATTTTCCAAAAATAAAACATAATCCGTATTAATATCTTCAATCGCCTTTATCATCCCCCACCCAATACCCAAATTATTGGGGTGGCCACCCCACTCAAACATTTTAAAATCATTTTCTATTAAACTAATATCATCATTAGCAATTTCATTAAAGAAAATAAAATTATCACCTATTATATCGGTCAACCCATTATCTACATAAGATCGTAAACTTTTTTCTAACTTATCAAGACGACCATGGCTCAAAACTGCTATGCCTATATCGTTTAACTTTTCCATAAAAACTCTTTCTATACAAATGCTGTCGTATTAACTGCTGGCCTCATTCTCCGTGCGTCCGGTGGATTTCTCGATTCAATTGTCGGAAATGCTTCGCCTTCATCTGGATATCTATCTTTAAAGTTACTCCCTAACACCAAAACATTATTTATATTATCTAATATAAAAGTTTTCGTTGTTTTGTCTTTTGTAGTATCCCATGCATAAAGATAACCATCTTTTATTTCATAAGGCTCTACAACTCTTACTACTCTTTCAGTAATAGTTCGGTTAGGTTTCTTTTTCTTGGAATATAAAATACGAATTAAATTTAACGAACCGATGGCACCTAATATTTTATCTTCATTGGCAGAAGTAATAGCCATTTTATACTTCCTTTATTTTGAGAATTTTATAATCTGGCTCTAGGATATTTTCCATTTCACTGCGTGTCATATCAGTTTCTATTTCTAACCCCACTGCATAATCTAATAAAGTATCTGATTCATCTTCTTCGGGATTTAGTTCCGCAATAGTGGCAGCTTTTTCTTTCTTAATTTCAACATCAAGTATTTTTAAGTCAAATCTTAATTTTTTTAATTTTTGCTCTTTATTTTTTTTAGTAGTAAAAGGAATTTGTAAAATAATTTTAAAAGTATGAATATTTTGTTCTACACCCTCTTCGTCTTCTTCTCTATCCACTTCATTTATAGTAGCTTCCGTTGCCCGAAAGCTTGCTGCATAATCATCACCCCACAACCTATAACGAGACATAAAAACATCCACATCTTTTTCCGTATCTATATCAGTTAAATCTATAATCATCCTTCTAATGTGTTCTTTATCAAAACCCAAATCGGCCAATCGCACAAAAATCATTGACTTATATCTCTCTTGGCGAGTGAGATTATTTCTTTTAATAGAAACAGCATATTTTTGAATTAACTCACGAATATCTTGTTCGGATAATAATACTTTATGTAATTTCATTT